TCTCCCCAACCACTGTGTTACGGTAAAGGAGGGCGAGGTGGGGCAGGCGGCTTGCCGCCGAAGCGCCCCCACCGCTTAAGCCCGACGTTAGGAGCCAAAGAACACTCCAAAATGAACTCACCTACCAACATACGGGTTCCTGACATTCTGCTCGGCCCAAAAATCCAGCTGCTCGGGTACATCGAACCTGCCCTGCGGAGTCACGTACTCTGCCACCACTGGCCGGTACTTCCACTCCGCGTATAGCTTGAGAGACCCAAAATTGCATCCGAGTTGCTTAGGAGCAAGAGCCGCCAGCTTCTCAAAAAACTCCCCTTCAGTCGTAGCGCAGATGATCTCGCCCCAGATGTCTGCCTGCGTCCGCTCGGAATCCTCCTTATCTCCGCCCGGCCGTTCGCATGCATCACCAATGATAAAGTGCCCCTCCTTGTGGCCTGCGTACTTGCCGACGTAATCCCAGCGTCGTCCAGGGTTCGCCGAAAATCTCTTGATGTTCGCCCGACGGCCTCCCACAAAGAAAAGTTGTCCGGCGTCTGGGTGAGAAAATGGCTCATCCCACTGTACAAAGCAGTGGAAATGAGGTTTGCCATTCTGATGGAGCTCTCTACCAAGTCGGTACACTGCTCCAGTTCCCGTAACTGCATCAATAATGCATTGAGGATCGAAGTCGTCTGGACAATCGGAATAGGTGAGGAGGACATAGTTGACCGAGTCGAGTTTGAACTTGCGCATGCTGATTTTTGGGGTCGAACTTAACACTGTAGACCCCAAAAAAAAAACGCTCACCCCAGCCGTATAAGTACCCCGAGTCGGCCCAAAGTTCCCCCGCTCTGCCCTAACTACCCCTCATGCCCAGCCTCCCCTGCACCTATGGCTTACCGAAGAAAGTACAGCAGGCGCCCTACGTCCACGAGACGTGCGCGTACTGCCCGCACACGAAAAACCTACCCCCGTCGTCGGGCCCCAACGCGACGATCTTACCGCAAAAGGGGAATGACCACCAAATCTCTCCTCAACAGAACGTCACGAAAGAAACGTGATACGATGACATCGGTCTCGAACACGAGCTCTACCGGAGCTTACCAGGCGCTCTTCCCCAACGGACCACTCGTTGTCCGGGGAGATTCAAATTCAGCCACCTTGTGGTGCGCCACCGCAAGGAACCTGGCTCGAAATGGCGGCCTCAACACGATCACCGATCTTGGTGCACGCACCTCATCCACATGTTACATGCGCGGAGTTTCCGAAAATCTCCGAATTCAGACCAACTCAGCTGTGCCGTGGATCCACCGCCGCATCTGCTTTACTCTAAAGGGAGATCGATTCGACTCTCCCTACACAGGAGATACAAATGTCGCCTCTCCCTACATAGACATACCAGGTACTGGCATGCAACGCTCCTGGCAAAACCTCTCTGTCATCGGCGCCTCAGGCCTCTATGCAGCCCTCACACAATATGTGTTCCGAGGTACTGCCGGAAAGGACTGGACTGATGTCATGACCGGTCCGATCGACACAACCCGTGTTACGCTGAAGTATGACAGGGTACGCACGTACCAGTCAGGCAACCAGAATGGCTTCGTCAGAAGTATAAAGTTGTGGCACCCAATGAACAAGAACATCGTGTACGATGATGATGAAGACGGAGAAACTAACTCAACACGCTATCTTAGCGTGGAGTCTAAAGCGGGCATGGGAGACTATTACGTATTGGACTTCTTTGCACCAGGTGGCACGAGAACTGCAAGTGATCTTCTCACTGTGCAAACTGATTCTACTCTGTACTGGCATGAAAAATAGCCCTAGATAGCTCCACAAAATCACAATTCTGCTCCATCCACTCAAAGTCAGGGTTGCTGCCTGGCTTGTACCAATCTAACCGAGGGTCCGTGTTGCACACCCAAATCGTAGGTTTACCCCACCTGATAGACCGCTTCTTGCGGTACTTGTCAGTTATGGTGAACTCGAACTGTCCCCCCATCCAATTCTTGTAAGAAGGGACATATCCGAAGCCACCGGCGATGTCGTCGAAAATGGCGTATCTGGCACTCTGCTCGTCGAGCTCATCGGCGTTGAAGAGACCCCCGAAGTAGGCGTGTGGGCCCAGGCTTCTGGCCCAAACAGTCTTTCCCAGTCGTGTGGCTCCATACAGGACCAATCCCCTCGGCCTAAAAATACACTTCGTTAGCGCAAACTCTAAATTGAACCCTCTCCCCAACCACTGTGTTACGGTAAAGGAGGGCGAGGTGGGGCAGGCGGCTTGCCGCCGAAGCGCCCCCACCGCTTAAGCCCGACGTTAGGAGCCAAAGAACACTCCAAAATGAACTCAC